AATTGGTGATTCGCATTCAATTTCAAGATACCGAGCAAACACCGTCGTGTATCGTCATGATGGACTAACCTTGCATGGTTTACTAGAACGAACTATCAAAAGTTATTTGCCTTCTTATTTTGTACCTCATTTGGTCATCAATGCTGGCAATGTGGATATTAGGCACCATTTATGTCGTCAACTTAAACCATTAGATTCTGCTCGAGATCTAGTGAAAAACCTAAAAAAGCAATTGGAAGATTTGCAAACAGTAGGTCTTATTGGTACTTATGAAGTTACTGCACCTTATCCAATCGAATACGAGGGACGCAAAATCCCTCAGACTGGATTTTATAAAGGTACACCATTTTTTGGTTCGTGGGAATCACGTGATCTTGTTAGATCAACTCTAACCAACGAGTTAAAATATGAAATCGAAAATGTTCATGAATGGCCACAAAATTGGTATTTAATGAACCCAGAATCTTATGCAAAAACTTACATGGAGAAGCCTGGTTCAGTCCATTTGTCTCCAGAGTTTTACGAATGGGATTTGTTAAACAATCAACCTAATATGAGTACATATGCCGCAACTAGTTGAAACAATCTATTGGGAAGATTTCAAGAAGTACTACGAGAGAGCTTCAGTACTTCAAACAATCAACATCTCAAGTGAAAATGGACGAGATACGTCAGAAGATCTTCACGTTGACGATCCATTGCAACATCACATTACTATTTACGATACCGTAGATCGTGAATTTGCAGGGTTCAGCAATGCTATCCAACAGATTTGGTATGGCAGTAAAAATCCTAAAAAATGGCAAGTTGATGCAAGATTTGACAATTACCAATTGCATACAATGGATTGGTTTTTCTTGTTCATGATCCACCGCGTGACAGGATCTGGCGCATCATTTAGTTATGACCATGGATTTCGTAACAGCATATTATCTGATATGGCATTGAAAGCAGATAACATGATACATATGAGAGATTATGTTGTCAATGAGATGAAATCAGGTCGTGCAATTTTTACAAGTATTGGTAACCAAATTCCACAATTCCCTAAACCAACAGAACAATATCCACGTGGATCACAGTTATACATTGCGGAATACATGCCACATTTAGTAAAAGATTTTTACACGTACCTTTCTTACAATCCTTTATCAATGTCAATAAGAGAAGGTGTAGACTGGATCAATGAATGGCATAGATCTAATGGTCTTAAGTGTTTTCATTTTGTAATGACAGCATTTGTAATGGATATTGCTCAGTACTTTCCCGATTTGATAGATCCGTGGAGTCGCGTAAACTATGGCAAAAATGCGGTAGAAGCTTTAAACTTATTGTTCAAAAATGAAGGATACAAGCAAAAAGATTTTCTTGATGCTGCGATGGATAAAATTTGTGAAGAATTTAGATCTCCGTACGATTCACGAGATCTTGAACGAGATCTTGGAAAAGGATTTAGTTTAGAAGATGTTGCTTGTGATTATGTCCGATATGTCGAATGCTATGTACCAAAAGGCTACGAATATCTAAAGCCTTGGCAAGTGACAAATAATTCGATGATACCAGAACATACTAAGCATTGGACTTATAGGAAACATTTGGAGGCACACAATGTTTAAGGTAACAACAGATAACACAAATAAATATTCTTATAAAACAAGAGATGAATGGTTAGAACTTGCAGAAGGTTGGGAAGATGATGCACCTAGTCCAAACATTACTTCATTTTATGGTGCAACTATTTGGGACGATTCTAATACTGGAATAGGCACAAAGGGAAGATGGGGAGATCTTTTAGTTAGAACAATGGAGTCAGATCATTTAGTTTACGTCCAACCGAGAGTCGGATGGGCAGGTATATCTCTTTCAGCTCTGGCAAAAAAATATAATAAAAAGCTAACTTTGTTTATGCCTGCTAGTAAAGTTGTGAGCGACCATCAACTGGTTTGTATTGAACGGGGAGCACAACCTATTTTTAGACGTATTGCTGCCATGCCAGTCTTAAACAAATACGCAAAAGAATGGGCTGCAGAAAATAATGCAATGTTTGTTCCATTTGGTTTAGATCATCCTTTAGTTGTTGCTGCTGGAATTAAATCCACTTTACAACAATGGGGAAATCGATCAGAACCCAAAGATGTTGTTTCAGTTATTTCAACTGGAGTGTTGACAAGAACTTTGCAAATTACTTGGCCTAATGCAAAATTTCATGGAGTTGCTGTTGCCAGAAATCTACATCCAGGTGAAATAGGAAAAGCTGATGTTTCAGCCTACCATAGAGGTTTTAGAGAGCCAGCAGATTATGCTGAAAAGATCAATCAAGAAATATCTTCAGCGCCAACCTACGACTGTAAAGGCCTCGAACGGTTTATGTTATCCCAGACTAATGCTCCTCATGAACCTAGTACTGTTGTTTGGAATGTTGCAGGCGACGTTAAACCAGAATTTATGAATGCATCACAAATAGATTCAAATAGAAATTGGGGTGAGTTTAGATGATAACAATTATCGAAGGTTCTGACGGAACAGGCAAAACAACGTTTGCTAGAAAATTGGCAGATCAAAGAAATGCTGATTACTTGCATGCTTCTCATCCAACTTCTACTAATTGGGTTGAAGAATATATCCGTCCAATCAGATCTAATAATCTAGTTTTAGATAGATGGCATGTTGGCGAAATTGTATGGCCATTTATCTATGGTAGATCATCACTATTTGATGAACAAGAATTTGACCAATGCAATTGGGAATTGGCAAAACTAGGTGCTCAGCTTATAGTTTTAACAAGATCCGAAGATGCAATTGCTGATGAATTATTAAGCCGTGGTGAAGAAAAAGAAATTGAATTTGTTCTTTTTTCACGTAATTTATTCATTCAAGCATACAATAAAGTTAAATATTTAGATAAAAAAATAATTCAAAGCGAGGCGGTCAGATAATGTTTATAGTTACAGCAACACCATCAGAAGCTTTAGAATTGGCAACTCAATATACTATCGAACATGGAGATGCAATTGCGCCTCGTGGTCAAGTTACTAGAGAATTGCTGAATGTGACATTAAAGATAGAAAGTCCATGGCATATTCCTGTTAAAATGGAAAACAGAAAGTTTAATCATAAAATTGGAGCACGTGAGTGTTTACAACTTGTTGGACAAACATCTGATCCAGAAATTATGACAGATACTGCAGAAGTTTTTAACAATTACATGGATCACAATATTTTGCACGGAGCTTATGGACCGAGATTATACGGCAATTTGTCAAAAGTAGTTGAACAATTAAAAAAGGATTATTCAACTCGACAAGCAGTTTTGACTATATTTGATTCTAATAAAGATCTTAATGCAAATGTAAGAGATGTGCCGTGTACATTAAATTTGCAATATTTTATCAGAGACGAAAAACTTATTGCTAGAACTAACATGAGAAGCAATGATGTTTATCTTGGACTGCCATATGACTTAACACAATTTATTGGTTTACAAGGTGCTATTGCAAAAGCCTTAGATCTTGAAATGGGTGCATACGTTCACAATGTCGGTTCTATGCATATTTACGAACAACATATTCCAAGCGCTCAATGGATAAAAACTTACTTAAATGGTGCATATTTACCTTATGAACCATTGTGGTCAGGTAATTCAATTGGTGAAATATCATCGATGGCTCGTAAAATCTTAAAAGGTCAATTGCCTGAAAACATGACTAAGTTTGAATCATTTTTGGCAGGTCAAAGAAATGATTGACACTAATATCATTAGGTGCGAATCTTGCGGAATTTGGACATACTTTCCAGAGTTTCAAAGACTCATGGGCGATCCACTAGTATGTAAAACTTGTCAAAAAATAGATAAGAGCAAATAATGTTACCAAATCAAACAGAAGTTATTAAACGTCTAAGCGAACTGTCTAGACTTTTAGATAAAGCAACGGAAGACATTGCCGAATTAGACCACGACTTTGTCGAAAAAAAAGCAAAGTTCGAGAAAAGTTATGCAATGGCTTTTATTGAATCTACTGGATCTATGGATTTGCGTAAGTACGAAGCAAATCTTAAATGTTCTGATCTAAAACTAGAAATGGAACTTGCCGAGCAAGTTTTACGAGCATGCAAAGAAAGAATAAATACATTGCGAGCACAGATAAGCATTGGTCAGTCGGTCTCAGCTGCTTTGAGAACTCAATTTGGAGCAGAAGCGACTGGACAATATACATGAGAGCAAGATCAAAGAAAATGGCACAAAAATACGTTTTGCGACGAAAACTCGTTGCAAAGATACTCAGCGAAAGACCAAAGTGCGAAAGATGTTGGATTGCACCATCATCTCAAGTTCACGAGATTCTTTCCAGAGCTAGAGGGGGATCGATCCTAGATGAAAAGAATTGCGCAGCATTGTGCTTTATCTGCCATCACTGGATTACAACAAACCCCAAAGAAGCAAAGGAGCAAGGATGGCTGAAAAACTCGTGGGAAAGAGAACAACCTCAAGGAGACGAAGAGGAAGGACAACCGAATTGATATTTGCCAAATATCTTAAAGAATGCGGCTGGATTTATGCTGAAGCAACCTCATCGTCTGCACAAGGAACTGACATTAAAGGAGTAATTGGAGTTGATTGGGAAATCAAGGCAAGACAAGGTTTTCCTGTTAAAGAAACAATGAGGCAGCAAGAGAAAAGATTCAAAGAAGGAGTAATTCCTATTGCTGTTTTACGCCAGAATGGACAAGGTGAAAAAGACATTGAAAACTGGCCAGCCGTAATGCCAGTTTCTGTTGTTGTTCAGTTACTTAAAGAAGCTGGCTATCAATGATAAGATCTTTCACCTTTGATTATGAGGTAGTTCCTTGGATGAAACAAGGAAACTGCACAGATCCATCAATAGATCCAAACTGGTTTTTTCCAGATGGAAATGTTGAAAAAAGCATTGAAGTCAGATTGGCTTTGAACATTTGTTCTGATTGTCCAGTTCAATTTCAATGTTTGAGGTACGCTGTTGATAATTATCCACTCGATGGAATCTGGGGCGGATTAAAACCAAGAGAGATAAAGGAACTAGCAAAGAAAAGGATAAAAAATGAGCGCACCAATAACGATTAAAGGTCGAATAGGTAAAGACCCAGAGATCAAGTTTACTCCAACAAATATGGCAATTGTTGCTTTGAGCGTTGTCAGCAATGGACGTAAACAAGTAAATGGACAATGGCAAGATGTTGACACAAGTTGGTGGGATTGCAAAGCTTTTGGCGCTTACGCAGAGGCAGTAGTAGATACAATTGCCAGAGGCGATCTAGTAACCATTACAGGAACGATTAAGCAAACTGTTTGGGTTGATAAGGCCGGCAATAAAAGAACGTCCTACGAGGTCCTGGTCGATTCGATTGCAAAACAAGTGAAAGCTGAAAAATATCATGGAACAAAGCCAAGAGAGAAAAACAGTGATGCCGTTCAATGGGATCCAACTGATGCGGTGTTCTAATGTCAATTAAAGCCATGTCGTGGGTATGGGATAATTCACCTTACGAAGGAGTAGGTTTATTAGTCCATTTGGCATTAGCAGATTTTGCAGACGACCAAGGTGTGTGTTGGCCAAGTCAAAAAAGAATCAGCGATAAATGCAAATCATCTGAGAGGCATGTTCGTCGTATCATCAAACAAATGGTAGATGATGGTCAAATCATGATAGTAGAAAAGAGCAATGGTGTCACGACTAACAATAAATATCGTCTTTTGATGGACAGGACATCACGTCCTGTGTTCGATATTGGACAGGACTTTCAAGACATACTCACAGGACAAACCAGCCCTGTGGCCACAGGACACCGGAGCCCTGCTAACCATCATATAACCATCAATAACCATCAGAGAAAAGGTCCTCCAGAAGAAGTTAAAAAGATGATTCAAGAGCTTAGGAGAAAACGTGCCTAAATGTTCTACTTGTAGAGGCAACTCTGAAAAAGGTGCTTGTCCATATTGCCGTAAAAGACTAAGAAAAATGCTAAAAGAGTTAATCTCATTTATAGATCTCTTGAACGCATCACCAAGTCTTAGACAGCAAGTATCATCACAGCAAGAAGGCAGAGGATCCTTGTCTCATGCTTTGATTATCAATGTCCAAATTGTTGATCTTATTGGCAAACGTGGTGTGATAGCAACTTTACAAGAATGGGCTAATTACGTTATAGAAGAAAGATCTTTAGTGGACACATTTATATGCTCTACCAAAGAAGAAACAAAACTACATTTAATCTATAAGTTATTAAATACTCATAGCGATTGGTTAGCTGAGACTGATCTATGGTGTGATTACTATTTAGAGGTAAAAGAACCATGGACAACATTATCTAGAATCATTCATGGTGAACGTAAACCACCTAAACCTGTGCATTGCCCTGTACAAGACTGTGAAGGTGTGTTACATTTAGAACCTAATGGTGATGTCCATTGTATTAAAGATGATTCACACAATTGGATATACGAAGAGTGGTCACGATTAGCAAGGCTTATTGCAGGGTGATTGTACAATTACATCACTGTGATTTATAATGGTGGTTACCGAGCTAGAGTTGTCTCACAAATCGGGCGAATATGAATAAACCATGTTTAGTGTGTGGTAAGTTAACAAACAAACCAAGATGCATTACGTGTGAGAAGTCATATAACCGTTTGAAGAATACAACACGACCTTCTAGGTACAGCAGAGGGTACGATGCAGAGTGGCAAAGGTTATCAAAACTGCTAAGACAATTACAGCCTTATTGCACAATCTGCAAACGTACCACTGATCTGACAGTAGATCATATCGTTCCTCTTTCCAAAGGAGGAATCACCCATGAATCTAACCTTCAAGTTCTATGTAGATCTTGCAACTCAAGTAAAGGTTCAGACTGAAATAAATATATGCCTCTATAACAAATCGTTATAGGGTACCAACGGGTAGTATGGTATGGGCTAATTCTTGAGGACTTTTGCACCCTATATAC